AAATAAGTTTAGCTATTAGGTAAATTATAGTAAAAAAAAGAAACGTGCGCCATGCATACAAGGTAACAAACCACAGTACCTTCTGCCATTTGCGTAGCCCAAAGTTGTGTTGTGGTTTTGTCGTTATTCCCAGTTGCAGGTAACGCATTACATTTTTGATGTTATCCATTAGATTCTTGTGTTTTGTTGGTATTGTATTGATGCTGTCGCCATGATATCTACAGGGTAGCTGCCACCTGCTAAAGTTAGGTACAACCTGTGCAAGTTAGTCACCGCTACGTTTACGCCTAAAGTTAGAGTAAATGCAGTGCCATTGATTGCATTGATTGTAGTAATAGCACTTACCGCTGCAATACCTCCAACCTTACTCATCTTGAATGAATATTGACCTGTATGATTCGTATTGCTGGTATTGTCCCACACCGTTAAATGTAGCAAACAGCTCCATACTGTTTCATCAGGCATATCAATGTGAGTATTATTTATACCCTCAACAAATAAAAAGGCATTCCCCGCAGCTGCATAGGTATCCTTCCGATGTAGTATAACTACCCCGTGCTGTGCATAGCCCTTGATGCTATTGGTTACATCGGCATCCTTAAACCCACCTCCGAGATGGATACCCGGTAAACGAGTATAGGTATTCTTACCAAGTAGATTGCTACCACTCACTGCTGCGTCTAACTCTAATTTAGTACCAACGGCAAGCATATTAACATTTCCAAATTCTAATTGAACATCTGTACCATTGATAGTTGAGTTTACAATGGCAGCATTACGACGAGTTGCTTTAATTACGCGAGGGGATGGATTAGTAATAGGGCCCGATGTGGGTGATGGTGGTCGTGTTCCATTCAAAGTAAACGCCCAACACACCCCGGCTGTTTCATCCCATTCATAACCATAGCGTATACAACAATCCTGAGTTGATGTAATAGGGTCACCATTTGCGTCCTCAAAGTTCACTTCACCGTTAACGCTAACCGAGGCAGGTGTACCGCTGCAATCTTCACTCTCTTCAACTATCTTCAGCAGCTTAACCTTTGTGCTTTCATAGTTACCTACTTTGTAATCATTAATCTCAAGTATGCGCCAATAGCTATCCTGAATCCAAATCTTATCGCTAAACTTGAATGTGAGTATATCTTTTAAATCAAGCGCAAACGATGCTTCCAAAATTCTACCCTCTGGTGAATACAAAGCATTCATATAACTGCGCCAATACTTATTGAATAGGTTGTTATATGGGTTTGAATTTATAAAATGAGGCGGCACTTCAGGGGCCCAATTCAAATCCTCATCATCTATTTCCGCATAAATCACGCTGTAATTATTTAGCACAGGCACGCTAGTTAAAACAGGTGTACTTATACCATCGTCATATAGCTGTATATCAAGTGCACCAGCCTCAAAAAGACAACGCGGCCCCGGTGCAACGAATTGCAATGAATCATTAAAGAACATAGGCATGACATAACCGCTGCCATTTACAACGCCTGATGGTGTAGATCGTGTAACAAGCTGTATCTTTTGGTCGCCTATTGCAAAGTCACTAGGTGCAGTATTTGGATTTACTGTATATCCTATCGCTTCATAATCACCATATATACGATTTACATTGCGATATGGTTTAGCAATTAACTCTTCACCAGCTGTGTAGGTAAATTGAAACTTTGCCTTTTGTAGATCCGTAGTGCTACTTAATACAATGTCTTTTGATATGTCAAGTTTAGGTGTCCAGTCTAAAGTATCGCCACTACCTAAGTAACTATTTTGTGGCACAATGTATATTTTATTTGCAATTGTCCTATCTGGGACAATAGCACAGTTGTGCATTTTGATTACATCCGTCACTAAATCAATCTGCTTCATATCGGGCGCATTCAATTGATAGAACATGGTTTGCCCATAAAATAAGTCAGTTGATTCTAGTGAAAAGAATGTACTATTTGTTGTACCATCACCCGGCTCTACAAACACAAATGCGTTAGCTGGCAATGCGCCCTGCAACACCTGAAGTTGTACCGTATCACCAGCTACTAATGGTCTTGAAAGTGTGGTATCTATAATGCTACCGTTATTAATATCCCCTAGCCACATCTCATTATATGCCGTACTACCATTAATAGACAAGGCAATGATTACATCGACTGGATTAGGCAATAGATTTGTAAATTCAACTATGGCTCTAAATGTATGTATACCACCCGCTGATGCTGTGTAGGTATATGTGGCAGTATTAAAGTCATTATTATTATCAAATAATTCCGTATTGATAGGTATAGTAGTAAAGAAATTATTGATACCTGTTTGTGCAGTAGGGTAGGCTTGAAAATTATAAGAATTAAGATTGCTACTAGTGCTTAACTTTTGCGTGTTAAGCCACGGCATCCAATATGTTTCTAGTATATTCTCAAGTGTACCTGCCGCTAGTTCAAAACCTGCCTCACTTATGATATTTTCAAATAGCCACCACCAATTAAGAGCAGGTGTTAAATCTCCCGCGTATACGGGAGATGATGCCGTAATTAGCGAACGTGTACCCTGTTCACCGCCTTCACTCCATAACTGACCACGATCTAAGATTGTCCAAATGCGTGCGGCACTTGGGTTAGTTACATTATCATAGTCTACAGTTTCATCTAGCGTACTAAGCGCAGCAATATCACTTAGTTTTTTTTCTCCGATGTTACGCACGAGGTCTGGAGTTTCAGCATAGAACGCTAACTCTACTTCATTGATTCTGTTCTGTTGCTTGTATACTTTGCGCACGCGAACATAACCCGTTGCGATGGGCAAGGTATCCACCCGTATTTCTGCAGGTAGCTTATAGTGGAAATAGTTTTCAGTCCCGGCTGTTACGTTTACATCGAACAATGCGCCTAATGCTTCCTGATTATTTAAGCTATACGGGACACGGAACTCACGCGAGAATGCCCCCTGTGAGGTAAAGTTGGTGAGGTCTTGAAACTTCCAGTTTTGACTGATGCTTTCGTTTTCAAATAAGTCTAGATAGCTTTCTTTTGGTAGGTTAGAATATACGTATATAGCAATACCTGCACTTGTAACGTTACCTGAAAATGGTACATCTACAGTTATCTCACCTGTTGCTGAATCATAAGCTGTGACATATCGGGTAAATAAAACAGGGTAAGGTGGTGAGCCGCCTGATTCATCAACTATTTCAATCTTGCTGCCTATTGTGTAAAATGCCTCTGAGCCTGCTGCGCCAAAACATGATGAATCACCTATTGTGATATTTGCAGTCAAATAATCATTAAGCGATATATTAACATCAAGCTGCTTGCCTGTAACTATTAGCTGTACTTCTCCGTTCATGTTATGTCCAGTATTCGTTTGCGATTCGCATCTTTAAAGTTACGTTGTAAAGCTTACCATCGCGTGTGTTCTTTTCCACATACGAGGTATCATCTAAGTTGACAGGTATGTTGATAGGTTTACCTGAATCTTCTGTTAGCCATTCAACCTGATTGCTCACAAGCAATGAACGCAAGAACTTAAACTCACCCTCACTAATGTAGTCACTGGTTATGGTTATAACCTGTTGCACTAAGTTTCTACGTTCTTGCAATCCACGGTCTGTTGCATTGAATACCGTAGTAGTACCATTAAACAACACCTTGCGGAATTTCTTGCGATCTATCTCGTCTGTAGTTTCAGACTTCTTAATGAAGTTAAAATAGTCCCATCCGCCACGGCTATTCACCCACGCGAGGCGCATGTTGTAATACTTGCAGTCACGCTGTCCATACACACCCGCGTTATAGAATATGTACGGCTCACTCTTTTGTGTTGCACCATTGAATACCGTGACCGTGTAACATCTCCAGTTAGGGAATAGCGAAGGTTTAACAGCAAGCACGGTGTAGTCATTTAGGTTGGCAGGGTAAACAGGCAAGCCCTCTATATCGTAACCGTTTAGATTCAGCGTTGCAGTAGTAGGTGCGCCTGCGCTTGAGTAGATAGTAATCTTATAAGTGTCTACTGTATTATTGGTCAAGTATGAATCATTGCCGGGTATAGATAGCAATCCGTAGTCTGTTTCAAAAACAGGAATCCACACAGCGTTTGCAGTAGGGCCAAATCCCCAAGTAGATGCAAGGAGATTATTGACCATGCCCTCAAACCTATCCGACATCGGTAGACTGCTTGTCGATGTTAGCGAGTACTTGACTTTGTTGCTACCTGTTTGCACGTTTGGTTTGTACCCGTCAATGACTTGGTAGTAGCCATTGATAACTATCTTTTCAGTACCTGCTACCTCGCTACCTTCTGCCTGTGTTAGCACACCCGCAACTAACCACCACTCGCTAAGTGTAAAGCTTAGATTTAGTTTGCTATTATCATCTACCGTATCATCTGTTTGGTAGTGTTCATTTGGGCCTAACACATTGCGCATATCATCGACTAGCGGGTTGAGGTCAAAGTATAACTTATTATCGGGCGCAGCGGGTATATAAAAGTTATAGGTTTTGCCCTCAATCACTACCTCAACACCGTAACGAAAACCGATTTGCGCAGTTTCCGTACTCGTTGCAATGATCATTAGCTTCTGCCCTCGTACCGCCCAGTTGTATGGCTGGTCATTTATAGTAATTGCCATTATCTTTTATTTAGTAGTAGTCGGTTTTCAACTGATTTAATATAGCCTTCCATTAGTCTGTCTTTGTATTCGTCCCATGTATCGTCTATTGCTTCAGCATAATAGTTGATGCCTTCAATTCCGTTTTTGCCAATACTCTTAGCAATCGCAAACGCTGCGCTCTTTATGTTACTCTCTGTCGATTTAATAAACTCGCCCTGTCTGTTTCGTAGTTTCAAACGTTTAATGCGTATCCAATCTTCAATCGGTTTAACAGGCGGCATCTTTGCACCGGGCTTTCTACCTAATTCGATTACATCTGCGTACTTACCTGCGTCATCATTAGACACGGTGAAGTCTATTGTAGGTTTGTTATATCGTATCTTCAGGTTATAGTACAGCGAGTTGAGCAAACGACCTGAAGCAACACGATTAACCGTCTTGCCACGCACCCTGCGTTTGATGCGCAGGTTAGATTGCGCACGCTCTACCACAGTGGCTGCGTATTCGTTTAGTATTTTGTCAAACTCACTTGCCATTATATCACTTCCTCGTATTCTATGATAGAACCTGTTTTAATTGTAAGCAATCCACTTACAGATGAAATTACACTGATGCCTAAGTTACCATTGGCTGTGGCTTGAAAGATTCCATCAGCTGAAGCAATACGCAAACTTGTGGACATTGATACTGCAGCACCTGTGTTGTGGGCTACACCGTTGTTTATTGTATTAGTTGTACCGCCCGTTCCGATCGTGAAGCGATAGGTAGTGGTTCCTGTTGGTCCTGTTGTGCTCAACATTCCGTTAGTTGTTCCTGTTGCTACCACAAGTATAGTAGCACGCCACTTATATGTTTTGCCAGATACTACAGGAAAGTTAAAACCTGTTATATTTTGATAAGCTGTGCCACTTGTTACATAGTCAGTAGTCAAAGCAGTGTATCCACCCACACCAATATCGGACTTTAGTTCTGCAAGTGTGAGAGCTGATACTGTGTTGTCATTATTGATGCGCAAATAACGTGTTGCGCTTGGGTTTGGCAGTGTTGCTAAGTTAGTACCTACTGTGGTAAATCCAACAGCATTCTGTTTGCCGTTAAATGTTGACCAATCTGCGCTGCTCAATGCACCACGATTTGCTGCGCTTGCTGTTGGCAGG